CCCAGCGAATTGCTGGGCTATCATATTTTCTCTTACATGGTAATAGAACCTCTGTGAATCTGTACCTGTGTGACCTCTGTCAACGTCCGGTAGTTGTGCTTATCATCTGAGATATCATATAAACTCAAATAGATATGCCTGCCTCGGAAATTAAGCTGTGCGGGGATATGATAGAAGTCACTGCCGGACTTAATGATCACGGTGGTGGGATAACATGTGTATCCGTTATGGTCCCCAATAAAGGACGTTGAGAAAATACGTCCCAAACGGTACTCAGTGCCATCACATGTAAGTGTTCCGCTGTTTGGGAGACAAACATAGTTACCCCAGATAAGAGTGCTTGTATTTTCATTGTATGAGCTGACAAAAGCCCAGCTTGATCCCAGTGTTGGTGAAAAGTCACCTGCCTCAAAATTAGCTGTAACTTCATAAAATGATGGACTGCATGATCCCGTTTCAACAGCGGTAGCAAGATAGCTTGCAAGCCTCTCCTGTCCGGTTGTGTTTGGATGGAATCCATCAGACCCAAGGAACCCGTCAGCATGGAGGATATAATCTGAACCTGTCAGATACCGCCAATTCTTCCGCTGAGTGTTATAAACGCTCTTTGCCGTTTTCAATCTATTCTGTACATATGGGTCATCCGTCCGATCTACTGACCATGCTACCATTGCGGAAAAAACTTTTGCATTCGGAAATCTTACCTCTGCTGCTCCCATAAAAGCATTGATTGCATTTTCAATTTCTGAATAGGTTCCAAATTCATTAAATCCACCTACGACAAGGATCTGTTTGACATCCTCAGAAGCCGGTACAGCATTTAAAAGCATAAGAAACGAATTATTAGCTGTTGAGAAAGATGCCCCACCATTTGCGGAGATTGTGACATCCTCAAGCCCTGTGTACTTGATAAAGTTAGTTGTCCAGGGAGTAACATTGCCCTCCGGAGTATAACCAACGGTGTAGCTATCTCCGATGATGATAGTTTTCCCGGAATGATCAAAAAGTCCCTCTCTTTTCTGTAACTTTGTGATCTCAGCTGTATTTGTTCCAACCTGTTCTTTTAATGGGTCAATCTGTTCGGTGATTACTTTTGTAGTGGCATCATTTACCACTTTCCCGATCTCCCCATCATCTAGGCTTTTTTGGATGGCATCATCAATCATGGTCTGTGCAGTGTCTTTAATATGTGTCCATTCTTCATGGTCTTTGTCAGCCTGTTTACCAACTTTAATAAGCCAGTCCAGATTCATGTCCTGCATTGAACTATGTGGATATTTATAAAACATCGTTATTCCCTCCTTAATAAATTAATAAAAGCAAGTCCTGTGCAAATAGCCCAGTACAGTAGTTGATAAAGCTTTGCTTCCTTAATTCAAGCTCTGACTGTATCATCTGCTGTGATGTGGTTACGCCAATATTGCCATGAATGCGCCCGATATGCTTATTCTGCCCTGTCTCTCGGCTTGTCTCACCCTTGCCATACTCAAATGTATTTTTATTTTCGCCAGAACTTTGTACTTTTGTACTGCCTCCATACTCTGTCGTTGTTTTTTCATTTGGGCTATAGCTTGGATCATTAAAAGCACTGACATCATTGGTAGCTGTATCTGCCCCTGAGTTGGTCGTAGTGGTTCCCTGTCCTGCTTCTGCCCTGTTTACATCCTGCCCGGAACTTTGACTTGTTCGTGTCATATCCGGGTTGTCTGTCCATTCTTCATGGCGGTCATAGTTTTCAATTGGTTCATAGTTAAGTAAGTCTAACACATTATAAACCTTGTCAATGCTAGTTTTCCACTTCCTGCTCCATGCAGGAATAGCACTCTCATGCATGAAGTCCCAGTCTGGATATAAAGGCTCACAGTCCCCATAGGACAGAAGCAAGCTGTCGATAAAATTCTGCTTGTCTGCTGATTCTGGGAACTCCATCTTGTCAAACAGATTATTGTTCCATTCGTAAAGCCCTGCTATAGTTACTCTATAAAGTCCCATAAGTTTTCACCTCCGCAGTTTCATAGCTTCTGATCTTGATTGACAGATTCATCTCCGGATAAAGCATGTTTGTCATGTCAACCCCTGCATGCATTGCCTCAAGCCATGTCGTAAGCCGTGTTACTGATTCTGCATCATTTTTGCTTGTTTCAAGTATATTTAAGCGTTCTTTTTTGTCAGATCCGACAGATGGAATACCGACCTCTGTGTCAAACTGATCCAGAAGCTTTTCAAAAACCTCAATCAGCTCCGGTGCAATAAAGTTTTGCTTAAGATCCTTATTAAAACTTTCCCATGCATCCTGCTTGCTTCCTTGTCTGTCTTCCGTTTTTATGGATACATCAAAAGCCTCAACTGGGTTACCAGCTTGTATGCTGTCATAGATTTTTTTCAACGTCTGAGCTGATGCTTTGTTTTTCGCTGCAATCAGAAAAGCAAGTTTTGAGTTAAAAACGTTCATGTCAAAAGCAGACGCTACAAGTGCCAGTTTGTAGCTGTAAAAGCCAATGATATCTCCAATCCCACAAAAATTCGGCCTGAGATAGATGACAGAGCAGTCTTTCCCGATCTCCATATCCTCTATGTCAATTCTTGCATTGCTTGCATACGTGTGTATGCTTGCTGTCGTTGGTTTAAAGTAAATATTGTAGCCTGTCAGCATTGGATACTGAGCAATCAGTCCATAAAGATCTGTCTTTGTGATGCAAATATACCCCCCAAAAAGAAGGCAATATTTGAAATAGTCAATATCAATGTTTGCATTATATTTGATGTCAAGCACAGAGCATACACGCTCGTAAAGCATCCGATCAAATATATCCGTATATATGCTGCTGACTTTGATTCCGGATGGTTGGAAATAATTTGTGCATATATTGATCTTGTCAAAATTCATAGGTGTCCACATTTTTTATCACCTCTCTATTCAAAATAAAAACCATTGTTTAAAAAGCTGTTCACTTGATCTTGATCCCCATCAAATCCTGCAATCTGGATAGAGGCATTCCTACATTTTACAAACCCATTCAATGAAGAAATACTTCGAACATTCCCATCTGCATACCCCTCACTTGTTCCATCCGGATCTATGCTTTTGCAGGCATAGCAAATACTGTTCGCATCCATGTTATTAAGTATGCTGCTGATATTTCCAACAGTTCCAACCATGTTAGGCTCTGGTGAAGTCACACTCTGGAAAGCCCCCAACGTATTTGTGATAGCTCCAATCGGATTACCGGAAGCAAGGTTTGTTCCAACGTCTATCAAGCTGGTAGTAAGTTGACCAATGTTAGTAGTAGCGTACCCAATTTGCACCGGAACGGCAAGCTGACATTGGAAATGTGCGTATTCATCTGAACCGGAAGTGAGCCAAACGTCAGCCATTCCAGAAACAGCATCAAAATTATAAGTTGCTTTTAGCTGACCCTTATTGGTCTTTGTCGGATTTATAGGAATAACCCCCACAAATGGAAGTTTTACAGTATACTTTGAAAAAGCAGCATTGTAGAATCTGAAATCTGTATCAGCATATAAGGGATTCCCAAGGCTTAAATCGTAGGAAAAAGTGCATGTCGCATCATTAATTAATGCTGCAGTAACATTGCTGTCCCAGTAGCCAAGTTTGATATTATCGGCAATATTCAAAAATGAGCTTAATCGGAATGGCAGCCATTTCAAGTCTACAATGTATTGAAACGGATTAAAAAGTAAACGTGTAAGTGCTGAGTCAATCACATCCGGTATTGACCCATAAGTGTACATAAATCCCATTAGATCATCTAATTGGCTTCCTGTGACATAATAAGTGTTTATCCCCTCAACCGAAACAGTACGCAATAAATAGTTTGGTGCATACCCATTAACAAACGTATTGATTGGCTGTCCTACTATTGTACCCTGACTTACCCAATTATTTGTTGGGATGTACATGCTATCATTGGCAAGTGTAGTCTGCTTAGCAGATCTCTCAATAAAACATGTATAGTTGCCAATCTCTGTCCGGTAGGTCGCTAACATATCCTCACTCGCTGAAATCTCAACCATGTCATTATTTAGTGATACCGTTGAAGTGATAAAATAGTAATGATCAGCCCATTTCAAATAATTATATTGCAACGCATTATCTAATGATAATTTTAATTTAAACACTGGATTTTGAAAAGTGGTGTTCGATTTTAAAAGGCAGGGGACAGAAGTCCCCTGCTCTGCTGGTCTTTTGGTGCTGTTTTTACGTTTGGAAAAATGATATAAGATAATTTCTGTCATTTTACATATACCTCACCTTTTGCTGTGATTGCACAAATCCATCCAGATGGAATCCGTACCCACGTTGCTCCTGCTGCATCCTTTTTGATTTCTTTTACCGTGACTGTGGTTCCTTTTTTCAAGCATCCATCTCCATAAGCGTGTTTCATGCCATCCCTTGTCAGCTGTGTATACTTTTTGATCTGACCCCATACACTGTATCGTACATGTAAGTGATCTACCATTGTAGTATAAGTCCTGCCTATTTCATAAGATGGACTTTTTTCATCCCATACCCTGCGGATGCAGGATAAGTCAGACCTACGACTTACAAGGCTTTTGACTACCCCGACACCGGGATTGTTAGCAGTGTTTTTTCTCCCACCCCTGCTTTCAATCATATAGCCATTACCTACATAAATAGCACAGTGTCTAACTGGGGATCCAAAAAAGAGAAAATCACCTGCTTTTTGCTCTCCAATCGGAATCCGTGTTCCAAGTTTGGAATATCCAGAAGCAGTAAGTCTTCCAACGCTTGAACCTGCCATTGATTGAATCTTGTAAAGGAATCCAGAGCAGTCAAGCCCCTGTGTGATGGTTGAACCGCCCCACACATATTTTACTCCGAGTAAATCAATAGCGTTTTTTACAAGTTCGTTCGCTGTCATGTTTTGCACCTACTTTCCTAAGTGTTCAATTAACGAGTTCATTTTTTCAATAGCAACTGTATTATTTTTAATCACATTTGATAAGTTCTCAACCTCATCTTTGTGATCATCATTGAGTTTATCAATTCGTGCGTTGGTCTGGTCATACATATACTTCACGAAATACGCCATGGCACAACAGCATACGATTGGAAAAGCATAGTTGCCAAGAATAGTCAAAAATGTGTCCGTCATTTTCTATGTGACCTCCTTTTTATACCTACTGTATCATCAAACACCAGGTACTCCCGCCCCCAGCACGTAAAGAATCGCATTGTGTGTGAAGTTATTCCATGCATTAAATCGGTAATGGTCGTAGATATTGTAATAACCTCCGGCTGCATTGAATGGTGTAGCTGCGGAGTACATCCACTGATTATTTACCCCCATTGCACGGCGGTCATATAAAAGACCAAGCACATAAGTAATAGATACCGCTGTACTGGCTTTTTTTGAAACTCCGTCAGCACCAATGATGTTTGGCGTAATATTGATGGCCGGGCTGTCGAACTCCTGCCAGCCGTTTACCAACTCTTTGTCAGCAATTTTAAGCTGCTTATCGGAAAAGACTGTCGGGAATACCTGTGTTTCAGAATCAATCCAGAAATCTGTATACATCAGAAGTTTCTGATTCTCCGGTCTTGTGAAGCGTAAGATGTCCTTGCCAGTCAGATTCATGTGGTACTTTGTAGTTCTGTCCTGCATCTTTTTGGAATCTTTCTTGATTCTTGCTACCACAAAAGCCATGAAGTCTCTGTGGTGCTCCGGACTTAAAAGCTGATTTCTTGACAGCTTTGTTCCATATGCTGTATTAAACTCATTTACAAGATCTACCTCATTTGTGCCAAGGGAAGAAATGCCAGCCATGAAGTTAAGCACCGTCAGTCTGCGTTTTGCTTCGTTTCGGCTCTCAATATCATTATAATAAGCAGTCATATATGAGCTTACAAACATAAGAAACTCTGCTTCATTTGAAAAAGCAAGCGCCAGCTGGTCTCGGAATCGTGTGATATGCGACTGTAAAACTTTTGAACCATAAAATTTCAACTCCACTACTTTTGGGGCATTGATCTTGTACATGTCAACCGACTGTCCATCGGCAAGCTGGTTTTTATTCAAATCTGTATTCCAATCCTGCGATGCTTCTGCATCCAATGGAAGTGAAATGACCTCACGTGTGATAGCTCCCCAGCGATCGTTATTCTCAATGATTGACCGGAATACTCCGGATCTGTATTTTTCCATTTCAAAATAGGTACGTCCGCACCACTGACTGAGTGCTTTCAACGTGGGTTCTACACCCGTCCGAAGCATTGTCTCTCCGACAGCCACAAAAGAGCTTGTATCTACGGCTTTGATGTTCTCCCGACCTGTAGCCATCTTATACAGGTCATTAATGATTAAATAGGCATCCTGTACGTCTAAACTATTTGCCATTTTTCTATTACCTCCTTAATTCATAAGTTTCATAAGATCCTCTGCCACATTATCCGAGGTACGTGGAGCAGATCCAGCTTTTTTTCCGGATGCCGACAGGTTACCAGCCTGTAGTGTAGCAGTCAGAGTATTGATTGCTGTCAGCAGAGCTGCATTGGTTGTATCCTGTCCTGTCTGTGCTGTCAGATTCAGTGGAGTATTTGCAACCTGCTGACCCAGATTCAGTGGAGTATTTGCAACCTGCTGACCCTGATTCTGAATCTGTACTGCACCCTGTGGGCTTGTGATCTGATTAAGCCCAGTCATGTTCTGAGCATTCAGAATACCAATGATCTCATTTTTTGTAAATCCAAGTTTTCCCAGTCCTAAAATTTGATCTACTTTCATTTTTTCTCCTTTTCTGCCGGAAGTGAAAAATTAAATAGGTCAGAGCTTATGGGTAATCATCCCATGGCATCCGCTTCCGGCGGTCGATGTAGCCACTCTGACCTACCTCTAATATAGGTGTTTCAAAATAGTTTGTCAAGATAAAACTTTACAGAAATATTCTGATAGCTTATCCTGTTTGTCAGACGATAGCTGTCAATCCAGCTATAAAAGCACCTGAATTGATCTTTTCCATGCTGACTATCTTCAAATACATCCTTGCAAGATCCAGAAATATGATCCGACACATACAAGTGTGCTTTTGACTTGTGTTCATAAATTGCCACTTTTCCGATCACACAAATAAGCTTGTATTGCCGGATATCTTCTGATCGGATTGCTGATACGTCATCGTATGCAAATTCATTCGATAATGCCATCTTTGCAAAGTCTGTATCGCCCGATAAAGCACGATACAGCGCAGTATCTTTTTTCTTTTTTGAAATCGGGGAATCATTAATTAAAACTAAAATGATACCACGTTCTTTTAACATGGAAAACTCCTGCTTATTCTTTTTCATCCGTTCCAGGATTGGAAGCAGTCCGAACGCTTGCACAATTGCATTATCCAATGTGTTCGAGTTGGAAGCCAACCACCATCGGAATGGTTTTTTTCCTTGCAACTCCCTATTTGCTGAGATTGTTTCGACAGCGTTCAAAAAAGCATCATCTTCCCCACTGATTGACTTGGCAATCTTCTCCGGAATAAACTCATCATAAATTCCTTCCGAAAAATCAGATCCGGAGAAACCACGGTTGTTGTGCATGGAAGTGAGACAAAACGCCTCACCTCTATAAACTTCTTCATCCTCTGTTTGTTCCATTATTTTAATACGTCCGTATTCACCTCTTGGTTTCTCGAAGTGAAAAAATCTGTTCATGTCTTTGTTTATGTCCAGCCACGGATCAAACTCCGGAAGAAATACTTTTGTTAGCTGCTCTTTGGTTCGACGCATGTAAATGATCTTCTCATTTTTGGAAAAAACATCATTGATGAAGTGCTGGAAAATTCCATACGTTTTTCCAGTTCTACGTGCCCCAATAATGAATATGAAGTTAATTTTATTTTTATCGGCAAGCTGGACGATCCTTGGAACGTCCAGCCAGCCATTTCTATCGTAAATGTTCATTATTGAAATCCACCCAAAGAGGATGCCGGCTGCTCACCCTGCTTGCATTCATTGTATTTTTTAATACAAGCAACCTGAAGAAGCTCTGTCCATTCTTTATCAAGTGAATACATGGAATTATAATACTTTCCATCTTTTCCCTTTGTGCTGGGGAATGACAGGAAAAGACCCTTTTTTCCCTCAACCAATGTCAGTCCTTTAATTACAAGTGTATTGTCCAGTTCCAGATCAACAAAAGCTTTTGTTTTTGAGTAACCATTATAAGGTCTACAAGTAATTTTTACGTTTGATTTTAACATGATTTTTCTCTCCTTTTATTCATCTTGATAGCTCCTTTACATCAATTCTAATGATTTTCCCCACCTTGTAAGCTACGATACTGATTTCATCATCCTCGTAGGTCACTTTCCTCAGGCTACTTGTTCGCAATGTTTCATAAATCTCAGACATATCAATCAATTTTCTTCACCTCCTTAATCACCCAACAGCAACCATACTTGACAAGTTGCAAACATGCAGGCAAAAGTGACGCAAGTCCAGAAAAGGGTGCTTAAATCTTCTTTGTTTTCTCTCCAGAACTTTTTCATAGTTTTTTACACCTCCTTTTATATTGTAATTTATTTATGTTACAAAACTATTACAGTTTTATAACATCTATTCTAACTATATACGGTATCTTCCATTTCAAACGGCAACGGCAGTCCTGTTTCCTTGTCATATGGAATCGTGTGATCTAACTCATACTCTGTATCACTCAATCGGATAGCACATCCATACTCAATCTTGCACCCGTCAACAGTCACTTTATTGATTCCATCATGGAAAATATACTCTGTCTTCATTTTCCACTTGGGATCCTGCCAGTCATTTGATCTGCAGTAGTTCCTGCGGAATGTCAAATCATTTTTGAAAACAAATCCTTTTCGAAAGTTTGTGATATCATCATCTAAGCAATATATGCCCTCTTTTGGTACTCCTGCAACCGTCAGATGCAAGGATGCATCTTTTTTCAGTCGGTAGCAATACCGCTTGCTACCCATTGTTATAAATTCACTGTATATTCCATCAAACTCAGCAATTCCTAACCGGAAAGTTTTTTCTTTATATTCTACCACTCCAATGTTTCTCTTTTGCGACATGTCAATAATGGAACGATTAAACTCATCCAGTTTATCATGATCCCAGTCTGTGCCCTTAACTGAATCTGTGTCTGAATATAACCACCTACGGCAGCAGGAACCCAAACGGAAAAGATAAGCCTGTGCATAAGCTGCGATCCATACTCCCCATTGGTAGGGCATGAAGCTATTTTTATTCTTATAGAACTTTTCAAGTTCCTTTTCCCTGTCCTCCGGTTCTTTTGCTTCCCATTCTCCGGATTCCATAAGCTCTGTGCATAAGATCTGAATGATTCTCTGTACAGTCATACCATACATTCCATTTAATTCACCCTTTGAGATCATATAGTCTGCTTCATCCAAACCTTTAAGGGTACATTTTTTAAAAAACAATTCCATTAAATAGCCTGTCAACCACTCCGGCAAGTAGTCTTTTGTAGCTCTCATGACCTTTGACACGTCAGCCCACTCGTAATCATAGCTTGACAGGATGACTTCTAAATCGGGATCCGTAAAGGGATATATGACAAGATCAGCGTTGACGATCTTTCCATTATCCAGATTATCGTGAAACTGTTCTTTTTTGCTTTTTGCTTCCGGAAAAACACATACTTTCGCTTTTGAAAAAGCAAGCGGAGGCATGGGGCAATCTTTTTTCAGTCTCAGATTCTTTAATCTGATATAGCCGGAAAAAGCATACTCTTCCTTAAGCTCCATGATGTCTTTTAATGTGATATTATTAGTATAACAAAACATAGTCATTGGAAACTTACAATAGCACATCCAAGCAATGTATGAGCTTGCAAAATCATAGCACTCAACAGGATCTTTTATTAATTGATTCACATAATACCTATTGGCATGCGTGTAGCCACCATGATGGCAATCAAGCATCTGGTCATATTGCTCTAAGGTCAGAGCCATTTGTTCAAATTGCTTACGCCATTTCTTGTCTTTTCTTGCCCTCCTGCGTGCATTGGTACGGATAAAACCAGTATTGGTCAGCGGACAGTTCGCCACGTTAAATCCTCGTTGGTCTATATATTTGCGGAGTGCTTTACAAAGACTGATTGTATCCGTACAAACATACGCTATTTCTTTTGCTGTACGTGGACTTGCTGGCGTTCGGAATTTCTTATAGTCCCATGTTCCGACAGCTTTTTCAGTTGTTCCCATGTCTTTACAAAGCTTCTCAAGTGATCTTTGTGTTAAGATGAGACTGTCACGGAACTCAATGCCTTGACCTGTCCATTTCATAAAAATATATTTATGTGTCTTAGCAGCCAGTGATTTATCAGGATTCCCCCACTTTTGGAAAAAATGGTTACGAAGAAAAACATAGTCATATGGAAAGTTATGCACATAAAAGCGTACAAGGTGGCTATCGTCAGCATGTAAAGTAGTGCAAATCCTGTCTATCGTATCAATCAGATCAGAAACATGGTTGCCATAAATACAGCAGTCATCCTCTATCGTGATTGTCCAATCCGTCACAAAACCTATGTTTTTGTTCATATAGACAAAAGTTTCAGTATCAACAGTTATTATTTTTTCATAAACTCCAAGATAATGCCCTGCGTTGGATCTCCGTATAAAATCACCATTGAACAGTCGCATATAATCATAGTTTTTAAAAAAAATAACCGGATATCCTGCGACTACCATTCTTTGCCTCCCCTGCTATGGTCTATACTTCAAAGCTTCTGCTTCGCCAGAAAAACCTAGTTGTTTTGCTATTGTATCAGCCACATTTGGATCAGTTCTCTCCCGGAATTTTTCCAGATCTTTTATGATCTCAGAAACTGTATAATCATCCAGTTTATGACTGATGATCCTCATTGTCTGTTTACTGTCATAGAATCGCTGCATCCAATTCCAGACCTCAGACTTGAAAAATAACTTCATTTCCTCTTTTGACCTGAAATTAATTCCATATTCTGTGCTTATGGTCTTTTGGCGTTGATCTATGATCTCATGCCAACCCTGCACAGTGCTACTCTTTTCTTTCAATATTTTTTGTATGGCTTTTACCTGTGTTCTGGGTAATCCCTTGTATTTTTCGTTATCAAGATTTTCCGGTATGGTTGACCTACCCGGAAAAAATCTTGCAAGCAGATCTTGATAGTCTGCATACGCTCCGCCAACTTCTGAATCAAAACCTTTTGCCTTTAATCTACGCATACGCTGATTCAGACGTTTTGCAAGCTGTCTGCGTAGCTGTAAAGCTTCCAATGTAGTAAGCATGTTCGGGTTGACATTCAAGCCCTTGCTCGTTGTTGGAATTTTAGGTTTCTTTGGCATCATATAACACCACCTTCATATATTCAAAAATAGGATCATAGTCTCTACTATGTATGTGAAAATCTAATTCTGGTTTTTTAATGATTAAGTAAAGATTCTCGCACACAACTCTTGCATCATTGATTGTATCATGGACAAAATAGGATGCAATAAAATTATCTTTCATGAAACCTATGAGAGACTTTGCTCTATTGTACATCGTTTTTCGTTCAACTCTTTTTATAATGATTTTTATTTCTGGATAGTTTAATTCTATCATGTCCGACCTGTCAAGATCTGGGTTGGATTTAGCAAGAGTTACAACCGGGGCTTTT